ATATTTAGCTGGTTATGGGATTAGAAACAATCATTTCATTTATGAAGATGCAGAAATCGGATATTTACTACGAAAAATTGGAATTATTGGAAATAGAGTTGAAGTAGCGAGAGGCTTTAAGGTTCTGGATGAGTCGGGAAAGGAAATTTGGCCATGATAATATCATGATACCTAAAAAATTACATCAAGTTTGGTTAGGTGATAAAGAAGTACCTGAAGAATTTGTAAAGTTTACTAATAATTGGAGGGAATTACATCCTGATTGGGAATATAAATTATGGACAGAGGAGACTATATCAGATAAACCGCAAATTAAAAACTTGGTAGATAAGTGCGAGGCATTTTCATCTAAATCAAATGTAGTTAGATTGTATGCGGTTTACTTGGAGGGTGGAGTTTATGCAGATATGGATATTGATTGGCTCCGCAACTTTGATGAATTATTAAATGTTAGCTCCTTTGGGTCGGTTGAAACGGATGAAACAAACGATAGGTTGGGATTAAAGTTTCCTGAGTTTGATATAAATTATTCTAAAACATTCTGTAATGCAGTTTTTGGCGCAGTTGCTGAAAGTGAGTGGGTAGGTTGGCAAATAAAAAGACTATCTGAGATGGTATCTCAGGAGCCACCTTGGGGGCCGACGATAATGACCAATGCTGTTGAAGCATTTAAAAACACCTATCATTTTCATGAATATCCGTCAATCTATTTTTATCCGTATCATTGGTCTGAAAAAAATAGAAAATCTGAAGATTTTCGAGATCATAAAGAATCATTTGCAGTCCATCATTGGGAAGCTTCGTGGGATCACAAAAAATAACCTATGATTTTTAAAGCAGGAAGTAAAACAATACACTACTGTCCAACTCCAAAATGTGGATGTAGCTCAATCAAAGTGATGATCCGTAAAGGGGTAGAGGGCATCATTGATTATGAAAATAAGATTCATTCTAGATTTCCCACAAGGCCATTTATGGAAGTAGAAGCGGATATTAAATTTTGCATTATGAGAGACCCCGTAGATAGATTTTTATCAGCCTACTTAAATAGAATTGTTTATTATCAGGCGATTCCGTTTGTAGACTTCGATGATTTTGTTGACAATTTCTCTAAATATTCTAAAGTAAATGCAGACGTTCACCATCATTTTCGACCACAAGTTGATTTTATAGGTCATTCCCCCAGCTACTACAATAGAATTTTCTTGTTTAATGAAATGCCTTGTGTTTGTGAATTCTTAAGTGAAATTATGGGAAAGCCAATAAAATTAGAACACAAACAAGTAACTAGAGGTGGCGAAAAACCAATACCAACTGAAAGCCAAATTGATTCTATAAAGTCTTTTTACGAAGATGATTATAAGTTTTTGGAGCAGATTAAAAGATAACCGATGAGAAAATTAAAATTTAATCAGTCAATGATAGATGAGGCTGTTAAAAAAGCAAAAAATCTGGGTTCTATAAATAATTCTATTACCTCGGGGGGTGGTAACTTGGCTGGATACTTGGCTGAGATAGCCTTAGCTGAAGATTTGCAGTGCAATAATGTTTCTTGTGATGAAGGTAACGAGAAATACAACTATGACCTAATAAAAAATGATTTAAAAATAGATGTCAAGACAAAAAGAAGAACTGTTGACCCAAGACCTTCTTATGAAGTCTCTATAGCTGAGACTAGCAAGCATCAAAAGGCAGATACTTACGCATTTGTTTCAATTACATTCAAGGAGAAGCGGGGCAAAGGGCGTAGTGCTACTTACCATGGGGTAGAATCTATATGGTTGTGTGGCTTTATGCCTAAAAAAGAATATTTTGAGAAGGCTAAATTCTGGAAAAAAGGAGATGTAGATCCATCTAATGGCTTTACAGTTCATGCAAACATGTATAATATGCCCATAAGCAGATTGAAAGATACAGAATAACAAATGAAATCACTAAGAAGGCCAATCATTTATCAGGGCGCTGCTTATCCTGATTATGAAATAGATTTTAACACCTCACAAGTTCATAGTGTTAGGAAGAATGATAAGGTTTTGAAGGCCAACTCAAGGGCATTTAGTAGATATGTAAATGTATGCCCTTATTTAAATTCTAAAATGACACCTATGGGAGTTCATACGTTAATGGCAGAAACATTCCATGATCTTTTACCTAAGTCTCCGTTAGTATCTTACTATGGTTTACTGGTGGGTAGAGACAGACATATTTTAAAGACTCCAACAGAATTTACTTTTATTTGTAATCAAGTATGCCCTGATCATATTGATGGCGACCCAAGCAATAATCATTACAGTAATCTAATGATTGTTACTCAATTAGAGAATAATTTAAAGAGAGGCCCAAAAAGAGAAGGCTTTAGTCCACATAAAGGGGTAACAAGTGATAGGGGAAAATTTAAAGCTAGGATAGATACAAAGAATACAATAGATCAAAGCGGGAAAGCTTTTAGTTTATCAAAAAATCTTGAAACAGAAGAAGAAGCAGCATTGAGGTATAATAAAATACTAGAAGAGTCCTTGTTTACTATCTGGGGAAAAGATTTGGGGCCAAAGATGTATGATCTTGCTTATAAGAATACAATATGAATGAGAAAATAGACGGCATATTAAACTACCTTTTAGATGAGGCAAGCTTTGAGGATCTCGATACTCTATGGTATATGATTGGTTTCTGCCCACGATGCAAAGGCATAATTGAACATCACATAGATGAGCCTTTTGCCTCTTGTCGTTGTGGAACTGGAGAAGATACAGGGCGACCCACCTTCTTGCAGCGTATCAAACATAAGCAATCAGGCACTTACAAGTTGTGAAAAATAAAAAATGGTATAAAGGCGTTCCCATAGGAATTAAAGATATTGATGGTAAAGATATTTGCGAGGGAGATACTGTAAACTATTGGAAAGTGGGTGAAGAATCAAAGGTTGTTGATGAAGTTGTTAAATACAGCGAAGACCTTTGCGCTTTTACTCTCTTCCCTGTTTTGTGGCTTCAGTCAGCATGCCCGCTTAAAAGTAAATATCAGTTTAAAATACAATAATGTCTAAGAGATACAAATTAAAATACCATATAGCCTTAGATTTGGGGGATAAATACAAAGACTACCCAGATTTACCAGAATTTAATTCCGAGCAAGAAGCTATGGATTATTGGGATACATATAAGAGGCGAGCTTTTATATTCTATAACGAACCAGTAGTCATTATCAGGAAGGAAGTTAGTGTAACTCCAATTACCAGAGTATAATTTACAATAAATTATCATAATTTATTATTTTTATTTATACCTTAGTTTTTATTCCTTTTTATCTAGCATCTTTTAAGGTAATACATAGAGTAATACATAATAGAGATACAATAAGAAAACAAGATAAAATAAGGGATTATAAGGGATTAACCTAAATAAAGTGATTTGGATAGGATAGTGGCTGTTACTCTAAATAATAAATAATGGTAATCCACCTACATTTTGCCCGATTTTAGCCAACAAAAGCAAATAAAAGCCTCCAAAAAGGGTGCTAGCAGACAAAATTTTATAAAAACAGGGGGCCAAATAATATTTTTTTATAATTTGTATGTATTAGCCCTAGGGTAAACACAAACCAAACGCCAGTTTTTTTAAAAAAAACCAAATAAAGCGCATCTTTGCCCACTTTAAGCAAATAAAACCAAATAAAAGCTAGCCTTGGCCCCGCTTCTTACTGAACTAAGCAAATAAGCGCAAGTCCCCACTTTTCCCAGAAAGTGCAAATAAGCATATACCAGTATATACAATGAAACAAGATAGCAACAAAAACGAATTCGATGTGAACCTCAGTGAAGAGCAAACAAACAAATTGCAACAAATTTTTGGCATTAATAAAGGGCGCAAGTTTGGAGAGATCAAAGCAAATAATGATAAAGGCAAAATCAACTCCAAGGTTAAACGATTTTTTCGCAAATAATAAGCGCCCAAGTTTGTAGCATTTTAAGGCAAATAAGCGTAAAGAAACGACCCGCCCCCACCATAGGGACGGGTCGCTTTTTGTATACTATGAACCACAATACAAAAGAAATCAATTAACCCGCAAATAAATCCATTAACTTATCAACCCCAACACAAGCAACAACAAAAATAAATATAAGGCAGCAAATAAATACAATGTTATCAATCAGAGCGGCGAGATCCTCATCTTTCATGTATGTAATATAACACTATATAGAAACAAAGCAAGCAAAAACATTCCAGATGCCCGTTTTTTTGGTAGGCAACAAATAAACAAAACCCGATTACATAACAAACTAATTATCAGTGAGTTAAAGAGAATCAAAAAAAACTCTGTAACCCATTGAGTAGTAGGGAGTTAGGCGGGTCGGCCCCGCCCCCCTCCGTAACTCGCTGTCGGTCAACGAGTTAGGAGAATTTTTTAATCACGAGATTCTATTGCTTTGGACTGACCAAATTAACAAATCAATTTTCGCATCTGACAGATAAGGATAGCGCAAGCGAGATAGATACCTAAACTGTTTTTCTAGCTCTTTGTATTTTTTTGTGTTGGTTGGGGTGCTGTGGGGTGCATCCTCTACTCCATTGTCTCTCAACCATGCAAGGATGTGAGTATCTAAGACTGCATATTCACAACCCTTTCTGGAGTGAAGTAAAAAGAAACGTGCTGTCTTGTTGCCTACTCCATGTATATTGAGGAGATCATCCAAACTACAAGTCCTTAAATCAAGATCGAGAGACTGCATGATTCCTTTTGTTAGTCTACTATACTGACCAACCTTACTTGCAACAAGTGCATTGTGGATTCCTACTTCTCCTATGGACTTAAAGTAATTAAAAACCCCCTCCTCACCTATGTCTTGCCCAAGCTTCGCTGCATGAATCAATCTACTTAAACAACGGGAGGCATAGTCACTATTCTTACCTGCTACAAACATACAGAACAACCAAAAAGATTCTAGTTGATTAGTGTCCCTGTCAAAGTGGGTGATGTCTGTCGGATTAATTTCTAACTTATTTTTCATTTTTTTAATCGATTAAGAATGTCCCATCTCCAAACATCCCCTCTTGAGATTTAGCCTCTGCCTTCAAGATCATTACAGCTCTCAAGTCGCGACCATCTTTTGTTGCGGGGCGAAAATCCAAAATCTTTTCTATTTGTTCCAGCTTTTGTTTGTCTCCAGTGATCGACAATCCGTCAATCGTGTTGAAGATCCCCCCCGCTTTTAGAAACAGTGGGATCTCCTCTGGAGCTTCTTTTTTTAGTTTTTTAATTAGTTCGTGCATCATGATATCCATTTAGTTCGTTTTCTATGTAGTCTCTAATCTCGATGAACCACTCATCAGATAAATCCATCTGCTCACAAAGGTCTTCTGGTATTGAGGCGCAAGCTATTCTAGCCATCTCTAAGATGGTGACATCATATAACCAGCTTCGCATCCGTGTTGAAGAGGTTTGTTCTTCTTGCTTCATGTTATTATAGATTGCTGTATCTTTTCATCAACTCAGCTTGAACATGATTGTTCCAGATGCTATGCATAAGGTCAAACCAAGTGCCTTGACCCGCCCCACGTTCAGCTTCGCTTATAGAAGGAGGGAAGACATTCCTAAACTCTTCCATCATGTTATCCAATGAAGATTCAAATGCAACCTGCTCAGGACTAGCCTCCTCTTTCAACCCATCGACGAACTTTACAGCTTCATCAACCGTCATTAGCTCGCTTCCGTCGCCATTGTAAATGTTCTTTAGGTCATTAGTATCCATGTAGGTTTGGAGTAGAGCTTCTAGGAGTCTCTTTGTGCTTACTTGTTTTTTCATGTCTTTATGCTTCTTCTACTTTGTTGATATCCCATAACACAAGCCCATCATAATCGGGTTTGTTGTCAACCGCCATTTGTATGGTGTCCTTTACTTTGCCAGTGTTATTAAGAAAAGCTTGAAATGATATTTCTTCTCCAGTGTTGCCGTCATAATAGCAAATGGAAAAAGATTCTGTTGTGAGTCTTGATGGTGTTCCTTTCATGTCTGAGGGAAAGATACCATGAGGCTGAAGCATCGTCAAATTTAATTTAATTAAAAATTCCGCTGTAAGTCACTGATTAGTAAGGAGTTACAGCAAAGCGCCCCGCCCCCGCCCGTAACCCGTTGATAGTCAACGAGTTACGAGGGTTTTTTACTGAGCGGATTTCATTTCTTCTTTTCGCTTTTTCCTATCCCCGAACCACGAAGTGTCTGGGGCTTCCATGTTTCTACGCTTCCAGAAATCATTATAGGCTTTATCGAATTCCTCTCTAAATCCTCTTTTTAAAACGGCGAACTTGTTCGCTTCGGAGAAGTCTGGTTTAATTGGTTCCATTTTATTTTTTGTATGCGTTTATGTGAGTCTCGCGAGTCACTTCCTTGTAACCATGTTTTTTGAATTCCTCTTTTAATGCTATTGCGCCGTGAAAGGACACTTTAAAAAAGATTATTTCTTCCTCATTGTGATATTCAAAACCCCATTCTCCAGTTGCATTCCTGTGAACGTGGAAAGTGTTGGGGCAAAGTCCTAGTAGTTTGCTCATGTTTTTATTTTTCTGTGTTTCTATTTCTGAAAATTAAGGCCAAAACAGCCATCAAGATAAAGAGTAGTGCGTCTGATTCTCCTTTGTTCATTTTGGCTCCACTACAAAACCTGTTTCGTCTTTTTTTGCAAGACCTTTTTCAACCAATCCAACGATCACGCCCTTGGGATCTTTGAAGCGGAGATCGTTCTCATCACCATCGACGACGGGAAAGCCGAGATAGGTTTTAGGGAGTGAACCACGGAAGACAACCGCGACATTCCCGCCTAGCGAAAGAATCTTTTTTATTCTGTCATCGCTAGTCTCTTCACTGCGGGAAAAGGTCAGGTGGTAGTTGTCGGGCATCTTGCCATTTAGCCAAGCCATCATCCGAGTAAAGCCCTTGGTGTAGTCATAAAAATTCACATTTGGAAATTCTTCCATGACATTTAAGGGGCGCACTAGTTGAGGATTTACTGTTTTTCCCTTGAGGATATTTTCCCAAGGGATGTCGCTTGTAAGGTTAAGGCGAAAACAAGGAGTCATTTGCTTTTTACCTGCGCTAATTATCGCCTTGCGAATTTCCGTTCTAAGGTCAGACATAAAACCGAAGTTGTCTTTAAAGAACCTTTGAGTTTTAGCGATTCTAGAATTTTGCACGTTGGACATACAACCGCGCCCCGCTGTATCTAAACAAGCAGCGCGACAACCCGCGCTTGCCCATTGGCAGACATTGAATCCTGATTTAGTAGCAGGGGAAAGATGGAGTCCGAACGTGCGGAACCCAACCTTTTCACCCTTTAGAGTTTTGGCATTGCCTTGATTAAGTAATTTCATCGTGTTTTTTTTTATATTAAAGATTTACCACCAGCAAGAATAAAACACCTTGTCGCCATCATCAATCGCCTCAAGAGCGTCCTTGACGAAGTTGAGATCCTTTTCCTTGAGCGCATCGTCTTGGCTAGTGTCAGAACCATAAAAGAACCCCTGCGTTACTGGCAGGTTTCCAGCTTCGACGACTGACCGAAGATTTTTGAGATCCTCAGTAGTCAACTCAAAGAGTTCACAATTCAATTCATTTGCTGGCTTCCCAGTTTTGAGAGTCCAAAGGTTTTCCATCCACCCTTGCAAGGCGTTGTGCTTTCTCCAATAGGTGATTTCGCAATCTTCTCCGTTGGAGTCCTGTCTGTGAGCATATTGATCTAATCCCATAACGAAAGTATTCTGACAGGATTTTTCTGCGGGACAAGAGTTTTTTTGATTTTTTATTATTTTATTTCACGCTTGCACTCTTAGTTTTTTCGTATATAGAAAAAACCTCGTAACTCACTGATTGATAAGGAGTTACGGGGCGCGGCGGGGCGGTTCGCCGTAACTCGCTGATAGTCAACGAGTTACGGAGCTTTTATTTAATGATTTTTTTACGATAGTTCTCTTCTATGCATTCCGACGTGAAAGAATCGAGCCATCCGTTTGGCGTGTCTATGTCGCGATTAAGAGCGTAAACAGGAGTCCCATCCTCATGGCTGATGTGAATTTCCAAATGCCCATCGCAATCACCTGCGACGGTGTGGCGTTGACCATTTAAGTCTACAGTCCATTTTTTAATCTTCATCTGTCAGGTCTTCACGCTCAAAGGGAGCAAATGGCTCCTTTCCATATTCAAGGAAGTGCATATGCTGCTTCGCATATTGATATACCGTGTCCATTGCCTTCTTTACTTCTTCTCTTTCTTGATAAGCTTTATCCCAAGCTTCATCCCCAAGAGGGTAGTAATCTCTCTGGTGAAAGTCTGTATCAAAAAGCAGTTTAATTTGCGCCTCGCTTACAGCTTCAAACAATTCATTGTATTGTCTGCGTAGACTAGTCTCTCCTGATCCATTCATATGGATGCAGGGCATTGTGTATTCTTTAATCATAATTTATTTTGAGCGTAATTGAATGCGAGTCCCCCATCCGACTAGCGTGACAAACTCGTAGGTTTCGGGGATTTTGGGGAGCGGAAGGTATTCCGCTTCATACAGTTCCCCGTCTATAATCTTGCCCCCATTCCATCTTACGGCGTGTCCATACTGGACGTATACCGAACCGCTTTGGGCAATGATCCCTTTTGGTGGTCGATTTCCCCAATTGTCTTTTGGGGCATAACGAGCCATCTTCTTACATTTCTTCTCGTCCCAAGTTTCCTGTGGGTGAGTATATAATTCTTTAATCATAATCTTTCTGAATCATACCGTCGGATCAAAACAAAACCCAACTCTTTAAGTGCTTCTATGTCACTAATTGTTAAACTCTTTCTGCCTGTTAGTTTCCTTACGGAGTTCCTAACAGATTCTTCTTTTACATAAGTAAGTTCATTACCCCAAACTTCTTTTCTAATTACTTCTATTGTCATTATATAAATTTGTTGTAGCCTTTCGGGTGAATTTGCGTAAAGCCTAACTGTCTAAATGTATCAGTTAACTCAATCGCTGCGTGTGTCGAGACAGGAATGCGGGTTTGCTTTTTACCGAAATCCCACTCAAAGGAATATTCTAAGCCTTTATAGCCATCCTCTTCCCTTCGGACACTAAAGGTTTTATTGAAGTGTCCTGTCAGTTTAATTTTTGGTGTTTCGTCGTTCATAGTTTTTATTCTGCGAAAATTACATAGCCATTCTTGTTACCGCGAATCACAACAATTTCAGCTTCATGAATAGGGTTGTTGCGCTCATCAACAAAAGTCTTGGTCTTATAAGGGTTGTAGGTTACAGAAACATTAGGGACTTTGGAGTAACTGATTTGATTAAGCTCTTCCCCTACAATTACAGCATGGACATTTTTTCTTTGTTCTTTTAAAACCCGCTGGCGACCAGCTTCGGAGACTTTAAACTTGGCGTTTTTAACAATGCACTGCTCTGCATGGCGAGCCACCCGCCACGCACCATCAACTTTTTCTTGAATGCTTAGGCATCGCTTGTGGCGGTTGTAGTAAACTTTGATTTCCATAACGAGAGTATTCTGACAGAATCTCACTTTAGCACAAGCCTTTTTTAATGTTTTTAATGTAAAAAAAATCTTCATAAGTCACTGAACGATAGTGAGTTACGGAGCACGGCGGGGCGCTTCGCCGTAACCCCTTGATACTCAACGACTTAGAGCGTTTTTTATTCCTACAAAAGAAAAACCCCGCCCCCACGGATGACTTTAGCACTTTCCGAGGGGACGAGGTTAGGCTACCAGCACGATGAAAATCAAAAGGCCATTTTTACAAGATGCACAACGCCGATAAGAGAGATTAACCCTGACAAAATGAACATGCAAGTGAAAACTACATTTTCAAAAAAAGATCTATCTTGTTCTTTCATGGTAAGAAGCCCCCCTTGCGGGGGGCGTTATAGGCTAGGCAGATAAAACGAGTGCGGAAGCGCGATCCTCCTCAGTAATCAAGGAAGGGTTGGCGACCCTGTCGAGAATACCTTGGGTTTGCATTGTCATGCGTGGGAGGTGCATGACGTTGTTAGCAGTCAAATCCTTGTAGGATTCTGTAACAGCATTAAAGATATTCCAGAGTGTCCCGCGATGCTCATGGAAAGCTCCCTTTGTGCCGTCAACATCAACGCCACCATTCTGAACAAGATCCAAGAATTTTTCAATCTTGGTGGGCTTGATCAAGCCAGCCTTAAGAAGCTTGTTGATTACCTCGACCTCATCAGCCTCGGTGTTCTTATAAGTCTCAATCCGCTTGCCTTCATTGTCCCAAGTCTTTTGGATGGAACCGATAGCTTCGGCCATGACTAGAGGTAGATCTTGGAAAATGTTGCGAGTGTGCTTCCGTGACAGGGTAATGTCAGAAGAGAAGCAAAGGTTTTCGCAGACAAGCATAGAAGAGCCAACTGCTACAGAGCTGGCGAACTTTTGATTGTGGGAGTTCCGAAGACCGAAGACAAGCTCGCGGTCAGTATTGTCAAAGTCTGACTTGCGAATAGCAAAACCAGAAAAGCAATTCATGCCCCCCTCAGCAAGACCGTGTTCTTCCTGCACAATGTCAAAGCCACTGTGTTCCAGTTCGCGCTTCGCGATATCAACCAATTCGTGATGGTCGATGGGGAAGTGACGCGAACCCATAGGCTCAGGCTTTTCAACTTCTTTGAGTTGATCGTAGCTGACTTTGTTTGAGGAGTAGATGAGGTTTTTCATTGTAGTAGTAGTTTTTAGTTGGTTACTGTCAGAGAACTGCCTCTGAACTGGTGAGAGTCTAAACCATTTTTTTGTGAAGCGCAATACCTTTTTTGCATTAAAAGTGATTTTTTTTGCGCTAACAATGCCAAATATTTTTACAAATAAACTTGACAAACATCATTAAGAATAACAACAAATAGGCCAAATATATGGGGTGGTCGCCAATCATTATAAGGCGCTGAGTATCAGTCATTTACCATTACAAAAAAACCCCGTAAGTCACTGATTAACAACGACTTACGGGGCGGGGCGGGGCCGTGGCCCGTAACTCGCTGATTGTCAACGAGTTACGAGGCTTTTCTTACTTAGTAGGATCGTGGCAAGCAGGGCCGACATCTCCATCGCGCCCCTCAGAGCTGAAAAAGTCCTCATCACACTCGCACAACCACCAGCGCGAGCGCCTGACCTTCCCCCGCTTACCAGCCCAGTCGGGGCCGCAAGCATTCTCCCAAGCCTCTTCGGGGGAGGTTCCGAAACCTTGATTCAACAGCTGAAGCCCAAAGGGGCATGACTGTTTTTTAGAACGAACGACATAGTGCTTAGTAGTGCTGGACATGGGAGTAGAATAAACGAAAAGTGAGATATTAGCAAGACATTTTTAAATCTTTTTTTATCCTTCCTGATTAGAAGACCATTCGGGATTGCGGTCACCCATGTCGTCGTGAATCTGCGCGAGGATTTCTTGCATCTCATCGTGCGAAGGGTTGAAAACATAACCGCGAGGCCCATCCGCGAGCATGTCGTTAAGGTCGGATTGATTCATTGGGGCGAGTTGGCTAATAGGATTTTGAACTGTCATGGCGGGAGTATGGCTTAGGATTTGTGATGGGTCAACCTATAAAAGTATTTTTTTTTAGGCAGCAAAGGTCATTAAGGTTAACAGCAAATAAGTCAAATATGGCCCCAGATATATGAGGTTATAACTTACTGATACTCAGCGAGTTATAGAAAATCCAAAATTAAAAAAACACTCTAAGTCACTGATACTCAACGAGTTACGGCCATCGGCCCCGCCGCCGCCCCTAACTCACTTATACTCAACGACTTACAGAGATTTTTTTATTGCAGTGAATTTCCATCACGCCACAGAGAAACTTCCCATTTTCTCCGAAGCTCCAAACCTTTTCGGACTTTTCCCGCTGCCATTCTATATTGAGGCATAACCACCTCAACGCTTTTATAGTTTCCACTGTTGAGCCTATTCTTTTTTTCACAGACAAGCTTGCGAAGTGAACCTTGACCACAGTTGAAAGTAAAACTTGTGAGTGATGCCAATTGATTTTCAGTCAATGGAACTTTTACAATTCTCAAGACATGACTTTTAGCCAACAACAATTCTTCTTCTAACAGTTTCACTGCTTCTGTTTCTGTTACGGTATCGCCCCACTTAACGTTTTTGGTATAGCCATAACCGATAGTCATGACTCCACCGCAGCACCGATACGCTTTAGGCTTAAAGCTCTCATAGTGTTTTACTTTAGAAAACATTTTATCCCAAGCAGAGATTTCTTTTTTGATTTCTTTTTTAACCTCTTCGACCTTGTAGGATTTTTTAGGTCTAACAAGAACAGGAACTAGATCCTCTTTCTTTTCTCTCTTGTAAAAACGCTTTGGCTTAACAAGCACGGGCGCTCTCCATGATTTGACAATCTCAGGCGCGGCTTGCTTCTGAATCTCGACAGTCGTCGGGATAACCTTCACTTGTTTTTCTTTATTAGTCACTTTGCCAGCCTCTTGAAAGAAGTAAACTGACAAAGCGAGCAGTGAGATGATTAGGAGAATTTTCATTTTATTTATTATCAAAGTGATTATTCAACCATCCTTGGACAGCTTCCCTACCAAACCGATTATTTAGACGGCGCAAAGTAAAGTGGCTTCTACTTACTACACTATCAACTTCAAGCTCCGCGATATAATCAAGCATGGCTTTTTCGAATTGTTCTTTTTCTGTCATGATTATTTTAATTCCTCCAATTCAACTTTTAACTCTTGGCACTCTTTCTGGAATTGACCTGAGACCTCGACGACTTCATCAACCATCTTGTCCCAATTTTCTTCGGCCTTCTTCATTGCTTCTAAAGCTTCTTCTGTCGCTGTCATGTGGGAAGTATATCAGAAAATGTGATGGGGTCAACCCCTAAACGCACTTTTTTTTCTTTTTTAACGTTTTTTTTTCTGAGAGAAAAACGTTGTAACCCATTGATACTCAAGGAGTTACGGCGAACGGCGGGGCGCTTCCCCGTAACTCACTGATACTCAGTCACTTAGAGCGTTTTTTTCTTAGCGTAAGAACGGGGACTTGTCAAGAACTTTCTTTCTGTTTCATACCTAATTATATCTGAGTTCCTAAAGGTATTCTCTCATTCGCCAGATGATCGAATTTAGTTGTTCAATCTTACATTCTGCATGAACGACAAACATCGGATTATCGTTTTCTGTCGGCTCTGTCTCCTTTATTTCTTTTTCAATACACTCAATTATAAGCTCTCTTTCATCGTGTGTAATGTAAAAATCATCTTCCATATCTAATTATTTAGTTCTTGTTATTGTGTTTGGAAAATTGGCTGCTCTAAAAGGAATTGCACCTTTGTCTTTCTCGCCTGAACCATTGGGGTTGCAGTGACTTCGGCATACCGAGAGGTCGTGGAGAATGTTTTACTTTTTAAACTATAGAGCTTTCTTACGGGGGAGATTATAAGTGATTTGGGGGATGGGCGTAAGCCCTTTTTTAATTTATTTTTCTATGCGTGAGAAGTAGAGGGTTCTGAAAACTTCCTTGTTACCGCTCTCGCTGTCGTGGCTTTTGTCAATTACCTTACAAACTGCGAACTCACTTGTGGAACGCTCGGAAGCTGCCGCTAACTAGCTGATCTTCACCCAGTTAAAAATAGTTTCTTTTTTGGAAACTTTTTGTTGCCAATTAGGTAACTCGGTGTCAGTTTGTCTTCGTCATGAACGACAAACCAAAACCAACAAAGACAGTGATCGAGGTTTCGCCCGCGATCAAGGATCGTCTGACCGTCCTCGCGGCAGACTCAGGAACAACACTCAAAGGCGCGACCGCTGCCATCCTGGATTGGGTGCTGCCTCGATTTGAATCTGGAACTCTCCAGCTCTCCAAGAAGGAAATCTCTATCACAGAATAGAACCATGATCATCGACAACGAAATTATCAAGGAGCTTGCTCAGGCCGCTCAGGATCTACTCGACTGTGAAGAGGAGCTTGGCATCGGGCCGGATCTTGAGCCTGATCACGAGGAAGCGCACGAGTATCGCTCGCGCATGCTCTACCGCGCGCTCGACGAATTCAACGCAGCAGTGAGGCTCGACGAGAACCACAACATGGCCACCTCCACAACCAGCCCGTGGGCGCACAACCTCTAGGCCATGCTTGATCTAATAATCGCCTACCCAGCAATGCTGGTCTCAACGGGAATGCTCCTCGCGGGACTAGCCTTTATCCTAATCAAATTCTAAGAACAAAAAAATGAACGAACTAATCGAAACAGAACAAAGCCTCTCGCCTCGACGCGCTTGGCAAGACAAACACCAAATCCTGACCTACCAATTCAAGACCGGGCACGTTGCACACGTGGACGGTGATGATGTCATGGGTAAAGGTGGCACGCAAGAAGACGCGCTCCTCGACTGGGCTGCGCAGAAGCTGGTCCCTTGCTGGCGTGAGGAGCAATTCCTGAAGAGGGGAGGCAACGATGAGTAATCAACTTGCACCTCAGCAGACCTCGCTCAAGAGTATCATCTCAAGCGACAACATGAAGGCTCAGTTCGCTGCTGCCTTGCCATCACACCTGTCGCCTGAGAGGTTCGCCCGCGTTGCTATCACTGCAATCACCCGCACCCCCAAGCTGCAACAGTGCACGCAAGAGAGCTTCTTTAAGTGCCTACTCGATCTCTCGGCCATCGGCCTCGAGCCGGACGGTCGCAAAAGTTACCTGATACCGTATGGGCGCGAATGCACCTTAGTTTTGGGATACCAAGGACTAGTGGAACTCGTACGCCGTGGCGGTGAGGTGGTGTCAATCCATGCCGACGTGGTATGCGCCAACGATACCTTCTCTCACAACATGGGGCAGGTCACTGAGCACACATACGACATCACCAAGGAACGTGGCGAGATCGTAGCAGCCTACGCCCAGGTCACTCTGAAGAGTGGCGCTGTGCAGGCTGAGATCATGCCTCGTGCTGAAGTCGATGCTATTCGAGACAAGTCCCGCGCTGGCAAGTCTGGCCCTTGGGTATCGAACTACGGTGAAATGGCTAAGAAGACCGCCTTCCGCAGACTCACCAAGTGGTTGACGCTATCGCCAGAGGTCATGGATGCTGTATCTGCCGCGGAGAAAACTGAGTTCGCGGAGTTGCGTAACGTGACTCAAGCTCAGACCGTCACCATCGATCCGTTCAATCGTATCGAGTCCAACGAGGAGGAGGTATCCGAATGATTGTCCATGAACACTTGGAGCAAGGTAGCGAGGAATGGCTACGTGCTCGACTTGGTTGTGCTACCGCTAGCATGGCATCCAGTGTCATCACACCAACCGGCAAGCTCTCCGCTAGTCGTATCGGATACGCAAGGAAGCTCGCTCGCCAATGTAGCATCGCTGACACGTTCCCCTTCGAGGGCAACAAATACACCGAGTGGGGCCATCAGAATGAGCCTGCTGCCAGAGCTTACTTTGAA